ATATGACCCAAATTGTAAATTTTGTTGTGATAACACATTTGTAAAAGATGCAATGAAGTCAAAAGAAGCATTGCCTCAATTACAAGAAATAGTTAAACAAGCAATGATTGATTGTGTTAGTATTCAACAAACCATAGATACGATGGAAGGTGTTGAGGAACAATATAATGAATTGACCGACTTAAAAATAAAACTTGGACAATCCAAAGGTATCTTAAAAACGGCAGAGGCTGAATTGAAGGGGTTGGAAACAAAAGAAGAATTATTACAAACTCAATTAGATAAAGTTGAAGAAGATATTGAGAAGTATTTTGAAAACGAAGAAACAATTGAAAGCAATAAAGAGTTAGAAAAACAAATCAAAGAATTAGAGGTAGAGAAACATAAAATTGAGTTGGATATTAAAGATATCAGTAAACAAATAGCAACTACAAATGGTTCTATATCATCATTACAGACTTATATAGACAATATCAAACAAAAGATGAATGAGGTTAAGGACTTAGAGGAAAAGAACCGATTATACACCTATTATTTGGATGCTGTAAAGAGAGATGGTATTCCATATGAATTGATTTCAAAAGCATTACCTGTTATTGAAAATGAGGTAAACAATATTCTTGCACAAGTTGTAGACTTTGGTGTTACAATGGAAATGGATGGTAAATCAATCAATGCAAAAATAGTTTACGAAGACCAGGAATGGCCTTTGGAGATGTGTAGTGGAATGGAGAAGTTTGTGAGTGGACTTGCTATTAGAGTTGCACTTATTAATGTATGTAACTTACCTCGTCCGAATTTCTTAGTAGTAGACGAAGGATTTGGAACATTGGACGCAGATAACTTATCATCTTTATTTATGATGATGCAATATCTTAAAACTCAATTCGATTTCATTTGGGTTATTTCTCACTTAGAACAAATGAGAGATATCGTAGATGGATTGATAGAAATAAAAAAAGTAAATGGGTTTAGTAAGATTGATTTCTAAGAACGACCTTATCAGCCTTCAACACACTAGATTGTGGTTTTGAGACACCGACGTGTTTTTTGATTAGATTTTCAACTAGACTGCCCATTTTAAACCCGTGTTCTTCACAATACCCTTTGAGAAGTTCATGGGTTTCTTTTTTGATTTGTAACATTGCGTATTTCATAACTTATTTAGTTTTCTTTAGTATTATATAATGTATATTAGTTTTCTTTAGATAAATATGATATAATTCTTTTTTTAGAGATATTTATTTAAAAAGATTAAATGGCTGTTATAAAGAAAACCTTATTTGCAAAAAATTTAGATAAATACGCCGTATTGGTAAATGATACTCAATCGGATAGTAAATACTTTAAAATAACAGAACTACCTGATACATTTACTGGTGGAAAGAATGCATTCCTAATTGCAGGTTCCGAATATTTAGTTCCTGATACTAAAATACAAATTGAATTAAAAGATTCTGCTGGTAATATAATTTATCATGAACCAGGTGAAGGTATAATATCATCATCAATTAATGGTGAATCGTTTGTTACTGAGTATTATGAAGGTGTTTCTAAAGTAGTTGCAGTATATGTTTATCCAGATACTGCATATGGCCCATGTACACTTACAATATTGGGTGAATTGGGTGAATATCAAGATACAAATGGTCTTACACTTACTGTACCTTTAGATTGGGAAAATAAATACAATGTAAAATGGCAAAAACAAATTGATGTAAACCCATCTCTTGCAAATACCACTAAGATTAGATTTTATAAAAGGCCTACGGTAAGTATTACTGAATTATTAGAACCAATTTATAGAATAGAAAGTGGTTCTAAAGTAAGTTCAGGAATAAATCAATCTTTTGCAGAAATAAAGCTTTCACAATTAGAAACATTTGCAGGAGATGTAAAAAGAGTAAAAGTATTTAGAACTTCATTGGGTGATATATCCGATTTTAGTTTGATACAAGATATATTGGTTGAGTCAAAAGAATTATTAACTACATTTACATTATCTGGAAGTGTTATTGGAAATACGGGAATATTTACATCAGAAACACTTAAAACTTTTTGGAATACGGGTTCGTTAAATACAGAACTTACATCTAGTAGAATTGAAAGTGGTGTAAAATTAAATGGTAGTGGATATTTTACATATACACAATCCTTAGATATAAAAAGTGCAAATACTTACGAATTAAATTTAGATGCATTTTATTCCGCATCCACATCTAGTAATTTGGGGATATATTTGAGTTATGTTTCTCAATCTACAACATTTACAAGTAGTCTTGCAACTTTGGTAGGAACACAACCTACAAAAAATTTATTAGATACGGTTATTCCTTTTAAAATAGATAGAAATTATCCATCTGCAAGTTTATATTTTTCACAATCACAAGGAGAGTGGCATTTAGGAAATATTAGTTTAAGATTATCACAAGATACTGCATTTTCTCCTGATGAGATTTCTTTTATAACTCCAATGCCTACGGTAATTGGTAATGAAGATTTTAATTTTAAGTTTGAATTTTTTGATGTTAATAATAACTATGTACCTGTATTTGTTACACAAAGTGCAAATTTTACAGGTGGTTCAAATACAATTACAAAATTATTAACTTTTGAGTCCGATAGAACTGCATTTAGATTTTCAACAGGTTCATTTGCAAATCCATCAAATCAATCGGTAAGATTTAAAACAATAAAAACAAATTTTACAGGTTCAGTAACATATGCATCATCTGCATTTGATGTTGGTGGTAATTATATAGAACCATCAGCTTATGCCGGAACATATCCAGGTACATTTGTATCTCAAAATGATAATGGAGCACTTTTAAATATAAGTAGTTTTAGTGGAAGTGTTGCAAGTGTATTGGTTGGTTCAATTGTATATACTGCATCTTGTGAAGGTTTTCAAGAATTTGAAACAATTTATAGATTTGAAGATGGTGATAATGCACCTGGTGTTTTTGTAACTGCAAATACAAATCAGTTTATTTATAAGGCAACCGACTTATCTCTTAACCCAACAGGACAAATAATAACAATTGAAGCTAAACGTAAAAACTTAGCATCAACTTCAACTCCATTGACTATAAATTCAGGAAGTGGTAAACCACCACTAACTTTTGTCTCTACAAATACTACAAATGGTGTAGATACTTATACGATATCTGGAACTTCATATCCATATTCAACTAATGAAACAATTTATTCTATTTCTGGTTCTGACCAATTTGGAAATGTATTTTCAGATGCAATCAAACTAAGTCCTGTAAAAATATTAGATGGTTTTTCAGTTGCAGTAAGTAATGAAAATACATCATTCCCTGCACTTTCAATAGGAACGGTGGTTGGTGGGTTTGCTGCAAGTAGTGGTTCTATAACAGTTAAAGTTGGTAATGAAACTATAAATTATTCATCAACATTTGTAACCAATTCATTTAGTGCAAGTATTTCAACATTTAGTAATTTAACTCCAAATACATTTAACGGAACAAGTTATTCAATAAACGCTTTAAGTGCAGATAGTGGTTCTTTGACTTTATTAGTAAAATATAAAGATGGTGGTGAAACTATAATAAGTTCTTCAAAAGATATAACATATTCAAAAGCAAAAATAGGAACTCCAAATGTTGTTGTAGCAGTTTCACCTGCAGCACAAACTGTAACGGCAAATTCGTTAGGAAACAATGCATCAACACCAACATCATTGGTAGTAACTGCATTAGAAGGTGGTACAAATAGATTAACAGGAAATGTGAGTGCAGTAGGTACGGGTGTAACAATAGGAACTATAAGTGGAGGAACGATTCCTTTAAGTGCAGTAACTACCGATAATGCATCAGTAGCAATTACTGTAAATTATACCGATAGTGAAGGAACTACGGGTACTAAAACATTAACTGCAACAATATCAAAAGCAAAGGCAGCTGCACCTACTACATTAGCATTATTATCATCAGAAACACAAACTATATTAAGTAGTTCGGCCGGTTTCGCTGCACCTGCTACATTTACGACAACGGTAAATGAAGGTGGTTCTAATTACACATATAATGCAAGTTTGTCAAGTAATAGTACATATTATGTTTCATCTATAACCGGTGGTACTAATAGTAGTGGAACAATCACACCAACTACTCCAACAACAACAACGGGTACAACAGTTTCTTTAACTATATCTTATAAAAATTCAGAAGGAACAACTGGTACAATAACTAAAACACATAAAGTTGCAGTTTCATTGGAAGGTACAAAAGGTGTAAATGGTGCAGATGGTGGAGCAGGACCGGGTGTTGTTTATAGAGGAGATTGGGCAGCTAACACTACATATTTTTCATCATCTATTAGAGTGGATGTTGTAAGAGGTAGTGATAGTGAATATTGGTTGGTAAAAGTAGGACACACATCAACTGCAAATGGTGCATTAGATAAACCAATAACTGGTACATCTTATACAACATATTGGAGGCCATTTGGTGCAACATTTGAATCGGTGGCTACGGATATTCTTTTGGCAAGAGATGCAACTATTACAAGAGGTCTGGTGATGGGGACATATGGTGCAACCGATAAAGGATTTATTAGAAGTGCAAATGCAACGGCACTTATGTCCGGTAAAGGATATTATTTAGATACAACGGGTAGTATGAGGTTTGGTGACCCCGGTGGTGGTTATATTAGATTTACCGAATCCGACGGTGTTAGAATAGCTGGTAACGTTGCAATTGAAGGAACTGTTACCATTGGTGCAACTGCTGCATCATCGGTTGAAAGTAAAGCAAATAGTGCACAACAAAATGCATCCGCAAAAACCGCGGGTAGTGTTGGTGGTTGGTCAATAGATAGTGATGCAATTTATTCAGGAACAAAAGATGCGGATGGGTATACGGCTGGTGGTATAACATTAAATAGTGGTGGGTCTATACATTCACCAAATTTTTATATAGATACGGCAGGTAGTGCATTTTTTAGAGGAAATGGGACATTTACAGGAACATTAACTTCGACGGCTGGTAATATAGGTGGTTGGTCAATTGGTTCAACATTTATATCTGCATCTAGAACTTTATTAAAAAATGATGGTGTAATTGAATTAAGAAATTCCGAACAAAATGTAAAAGTTACAATAGATGGTGGAACAACTTTACCTGACCCAACGGCTGGAGCTTCTAATATTAGTTTATCTTTACCGCAAATGGGCCCAAATACTGCTACTATAACGGTATACACCCAATATGTTTCAACAACAAACACAATAACAATAACCAACACCGGTTCATATAGATTTAGAGCAATCATACCATCAAGTGCACAAAATGGAATAGTATCCAACGCATCTTTACAATGGATGATAGCTAGACTATATATAAATTCCGTTGAACGTCAAGTTATTACTGGATATCTGCAACAATCGGTTGGAAATTATCCTGCTTTTGGATTAAATTTTACGGATTTTAATTTGAATTCGGGTGATACGGTGTATATTAGGTTAGAAAATGATTTTTATGCATACAATGGTGCAACTGATATAGCTTATTATATTCCACCTACTACAATCACCGGCATTGCAAACGTTCCAAAAGTTGGTATAAATCAAGAAGGTTTTCAAATTATACAAGATTCAAGTAGATTTTTTACGATAAAACCATCTACATTAGATTTTTATAATAATAGTGTTGGTTCTCAAGATAGAAAAATAATAGGTACACAGTCAGGCCCATTGGTACTTAATAATGCAGTAATGAATGAGTGGCACAATGGTTGGCAAAATGTATATCATAGAGAATCTACAACCCCACTTATACAAGAAGCTGCTGGAGGTCATAATATTACATCATATTATTGGGGTGGAAAAAACAGAGCGTTTCAAATTATAAGAGCATATGGAATAATTGGAACCGGTGTATCAACCAATTGGTATACTACTTATGATTATTTGTATAAACCGGATTATTTTTGGTATAATGTGGACACTGTTACCAGAAATGGTGCATTTGAATATACTATAACATTTGTTGAACCAATATATTCATATGATACCGTAAGAGAAGGAACGGAATATTATAGTGTATTTGTAGGAGGAAGAGGCCAAACGCCTGGTTTTGGGCTACCATGGGTTACCAATATTTCAAATACAGGTTTTAAAGTTTTCTTTTACCAATTGGAAGATAAAGAAGATGCACAATTTTCATTTATGGTAGTAAAATAAAAAATATGAAAAAATATATAATTATATTTCCAAATACAATTCCCAATTCAAGTTCAAAGTTTTGTATGACAATGGATAAAATTTTAGCCGATAATATAAACGAATGTATATCGTATGGATTTTTATCCGTACCACTAAACTGGCCGTTCTTAGTAATAAACTTTGAAGATATTGACGAAACATTTTGGGACGCATATGAACCTGATTTTTCAAATCCGACAAGTTATGGTAAAAATGAAAAAATGCAAAAACATTTTGTCAATATCGGCCACATTGATAATTGGAATAATTAAAAATAACTAATATGTTAAATATAAACATTGAGAAAGCATTAGAAATTCATAAAATACAAATTAGAAAAAAAAGAGAAGCTATTTTTAAAGATTTGGATATACAATTTATGAAATCGTTAGAACAAGGAAACTCAACATTAGCTGCAGAAGTTGGTGTAAAAAAACAAGCATTAAGAGATGCAACCAATATAGAAAGTGGTAGTATATCAACATTGGAAGAAATAAAATCATTGTGGGAAGAAAATTTATTAGGTGAAACTCCTTACAAATAAGTTATGATAGTTTTTATTACAACAGGTTACGGAAAAAATGTTATAGGTGGTGCCGATTTATGGTGCAATAACTTTATAGAAAATGTTTTACCATTAGTCAAAGAAGATTATAAAATCGTAATTGATGGTAGACCTTTAATTAAAGAATTTGGTACAATATACACTTACGAAAACGAAAAAGAAGTTGATAAAATATTAGATGAGTGTGATAAGATTATTTTTTTACACCATTCTTATAAACCAAATCCTATTATTAAAAATTATTTACACAAAACTTATCTTACATTTGTCCATGCTTTTATTCCTGATATGTTAGGATTAAATTCGGATTATGAAAATATAATGACAAAGGTTGATTGGGAATGGCAAAAAGAAATATTAGATAATTCTGACAATATAGTTTGGATAGGTTATGAAAAAGATACGATACATAAGGAATATCCAAAAACAAAAACTATTACAAATTACTATGAGTGGAAACATAATAAACCATTTACAGGAATTATAACTAATAAAATTGGATACGCTGCAAGATGTGAAACCCGAAAGAATGCACATTATTTAGATTACATTCCATCAATTATATTTTCAAACAAATATGATTACAAAAGAATGTTAGAAGGTTCAAAAACCAATTCCGACTATCATAGGTTTATGGAATTTGATTATACATTTCATAATAAATTCTTTGAAAGTAATTTTCAAATATTTCATGGATGTTATACAAAAGAACCATTTGGGTATGCAATATTTGATGCAGTTGATAATGGCAAAGTTCCAATTATACATACCGATTGGATGAAACACATTGATTATAAATATAGAGCAAATAGTAAAGGAGAATTTCATCAAAGATATTTAGAAATACAAGAGGATGGTTTTGCAAAAGTAAATTTAGAATTTTGTAAATTAAGAAAAGGACTAACAAAATATACAAATAAACAAAATTGGATTAAAAAAATATGCAGTTACTTAATCAAAAATTAATAAAAGAATATCTTACCAATAATCATACAATTGATGAAAATGGAAATATGATTTTGGAACCAGTAAAATATCGTTGGTCTCATGGAGCAACCGATTTACACTTAGGAGACGGGTTAATGATATATTCACTTATAATGTTTAATAGAGCAAAGATATGTGTCTGTATTGGGTCAGGAGGTGGATTTATACCTCGTCTTATGACCCAAGCTAGAAAGGATTTATGGGAACAAAAAATATTTGAAGGAAATCCACAACAAGAATGGGGAGATATTGGAACTACAATAATAATTGATGCTGCAAATGGTATTGGTGGCCATACTGATTGGTTAAACGAAGATTCTTTTTTAAGATATCATTTTACACCACAAATAATTTTAGAAACATCGGAAAAATCATTTTATGATTATTTTGTAAGACAAGATATTAAAATAGATTATTTGCACATAGATGGTGACCATTCTTATGAGGGAGTTAAAAAAGATTTTGAATTATATTCAACGATTATGTCTGAAAATTCAATTATTACTATTCATGATAGTGACCAAAATTATCATGATACACTTATAGTTACTGAAAATTCTAAAAAAGATTTTGTTCCCTTTGAAGGCCCTGCAAGGTTTATTAAAGATTTAGAAAAAAATGAGGATTGGAATTTGGTAAATTTAAAAAATTTCCGTATGTTTGATAAAAAAGTTACAAGTACAGGTTTAACACTGTTAACTAGAAAATAAAAAACTAAATGAAAAAAACAAGATTAGTAACAGTTACAGGTTCAAGAACATTAACACTTTGGCATATGTTAAATCATTATAAAAATATGGTGGATGAAATGTATGTCGTAGTTTATGAGTGGGATGGTACAAATATTTTAAAAGAAGTTGGTAGAATATTAGAAAATTTTCCAACAGCTAAGATTGTTAAAGTAGAAAAAAGAGAAAAGTTTAATTGGGAAGTTGTTACACAATTATATAATGAAATAAAATTGATGCATCCTGACGATTGGTGGGTTGTTTCCGATGATGATGAATTGCATGTATATCAAATGCCTTTACCATTTATGATTGAAGATTGTGAAGAAAATAATTGGGACATTATAAGAGGTGGTTTTATTGATAGAATTGGTGAAGATGGTATTTTTCCTGAAATACAACCATATAAAAATATATTTCACCAATTTCCATTAGCTGGGTTTTTTAGATATCCATTATCAGGTGCTTGTCCTAATAAAGTGTGTGTTATGAAAGGATATGTTGAGATAACTTCCGGACAACACTATGCTAAATTAAATGGTGAAACCACTTGGGGCTTACAATCCAATAATAAATCAATAGCACCTATCGATAGATATTCTATACAGGTTCATCATTTTAAATGGGATTCGACTTGTGTAGAAAGAATTAAAGCTGTAGCAGATATTAAAAAAGATTATGCATACTCAAAAGAATATTTAAAAATGTATCAAGCAATTAGAAGTAATAATTTTCAAATTGACATCACTAATCCAGAATTTATGATGGAAAATATAGGTGAAGGAGAATATTCTCAATGGAAAAATCTTTTTGAAAAAATTATTACAATATAATTTGGTAATATCGATAAAAAATCATATATTTAAAAAAATAAGTTATTATGGCAAAAACAACAACAACAACAAAAACAGAAACACCAACTTCAAAAACACCAGATGAATTGGTTTTATTGGAAACCAGAAAAGTAAAAGCATTAGAAAAAATAGGCAATTCTTTAGATGCTTTAGTTATTTGGTTTGAAGAAATTGACAAAGATGAGTGGAGTAAAAGAACTCAATATTATTTAGCAGAATTTCATAGAAAGATTGTTAAAGAAGAAGATTAATGAAAAACAAATTAGGAATAATTGTTCCTTATAGAAATCGTTATGAACATTTAGAAAATTTTAAAAATGTTATAACCACTTATTTGGATTATACAAAAACAGATTACGAATTAATTATTGTAGAGCAAGACGATGCTAAACAATTTAATAGAGGAATGCTTCTAAACATAGGATTTCAATATGCAAAACAAAAAAAATGTAACTATGTTGTATTTCACGATATAGATATGTTACCTGTTGGAGTCGATTATTCTTATTCTGAAATCCCATTACATTTATCAACAAATTTTATAACACCAGAAGGAGAAAAAGAACGAGTTATGTTTGATACTTATTTTGGAGGAGTAACTTTATTCCCTGTAAAGGATTTTGAAGAAATCGATGGATATTCAAACAAATATTGGGGATGGGGATATGAAGATGATGATTTGTTATTTAGATGCAAAGAAAAAATGATTAGTTTAAACAAACTAAAAATAAAAAATTTGGGTAGAAAAGGAAAGGCTTTAAAATTCAATGGAATAAATTCTTATGTTAAAGCAAACAACATAATTGATTTTAATTCAAGCTTTTCAATTTTCATTTCTTTTTATCCAGATAAGTTGGAATTAAATCATTTAAAACAATCGGATGAGTTTACCATATTCAGTATACCTGGATATGACTTTGCAGTTTCTTATACATCATTTAAAAGATACAATTTTTGTGCATTTGATAGTAATTTAAATGCATTGTATATTAATTCAAATATTAAAACAAATTACAAAACAAATATTGTAGTAAGTTTAGATGCAAATGATAAAATATTTAAAGTTTATCAAGATGGAAAATTTATAGGACAAACTGAACCATATAAAAGATTATACAAATATAGAACCCAACCAAACTTTTTTTTAGGTGTTGGTAATCCTGATAGAGAAATAATTCCAAATTATTTTAAAGGATATATTGATTCATTTGCATATTATGATTCTATACTATCCGATGGGGAAGTTTTGGAAATATCAACAACTACGGAAAACTTAAAAAAATTAAATTCAGGATATAATCTAAAAACATATTATGATGCAAATAATATAGTGAATTATACCCTAAGAGATTTATCTAGAAATAATAATCATGCAGAAATCAATGGTTGTGAAATAGTTGATTTACAATTTGATGATTACACTGAAATACAAATACCACATAGAAGGCCATCCACATTTCATTCTTTGAATCACGAAGAAAACGGATTTGTAAATAATGCATGGAAGGAACAAGCAACAAGATGGAATCAATTAAGATTTGAAAATGAAGTTTGCAAACATTCATCATTGATAACAAGAGATGGGTTATCTACTTTGGAATATGTTGTACATGGAGAGAACAAAACAGGAAAAATAACACATTTAAATGTTGGAATATAATGAAATTAGGAGTTTGCGTACCATATAGAAACAGAGAAGAACATATGAATATATTTGTTCCTCATATATCTAAATTCTTAGAAGAAAGAGGAATTGAACATACAATATATCTTGCACATCAATGTGATGACAAACTTTTTAATAGAGGTTTAATGAAGAACATTGCTGCCAAATATGCATTTGATGATGGATGTGATTACATCGTTTGGCATGATATTGATATGGTTCCAGAAGATGAAAGTTGTGATTATTCATTTCCAACCGATAATCCTCAACATATTGCAGTTCGTATTTCACAATCCGATTATCAATTAAAATATGAAGAATACTTTGGTGGAGCGGTTGTATTCTCAAAAGAACAAGTAGAAAAAACCAACGGTTACTCAAATGGTTATTGGGACTGGGGTATGGAAGATGATGACCTATTTTGGAGATGTGTAATGGAAGGATACGTCGAAAAGAAGAATTTAGAATATAGTGAAGAAAAATTCGTAGGATATTTTAATGGAAAAAACGCAAAAATAAATTATAGACCCTCTAGAGAAATAAAAGATAGTTTATCAGAATCACATACGGTTTCCGTTTTAGTAAAAGCAGACCAACAAATGGATAAAGTTCCAATTTGGTTAATAGGAGACAATGAAAGGCAATTTATAGAATATCCAATATTTAGAAAGCCAGGATACGATTGGGGATTATCTTTTAATAATAGTAGAGCATATACAATGCAACTATGGGATAGAATGAAAGGACATTTATATCAATGGATTAAGAGATATGAAAATCAATGGAGTTGGATTACAATGTCTGTTGATGCTGAAAATAAAAAAATACATTTTTATTTAAATGGTAGAGAAAGTGATGCAAGATTAGGAACAGGAACACAATCACCATTAGAATACAATGAACCATTGAAACGATATGGTATGGAACCATTTAATATTGGTTATTCTAAATCTCCTGTTGAAATATTTTTTAAAGGATATATTTCTGATATCAAAATGTGGAATAGATGCTTAACTGCAAATGAAATAAAAAATTTACATAAAGAAATTCCACAAGAAAGTTTGATATTTGATTTTGATTTTGATAACGAAGTAGATAATTTAGAAAATGTAGAAATTTTAAAAGAAAAAATAGAAATACCACATACGATATTACCTTATAGAAAAGATGGTAAATTTTTATGTTTACCCCACCAAACCGAAGGATTGATTAATGAAGGTGGTATTGATAAATGGGCAAAAGGTAAAACAACGGCAGAAAATGAAAGAAGATATGTACTTCAAATGCAACAAGGTAAAATAAATTATAAAAAAGATGGAATTAATAGTATGGAATATGAATTTATTTCAATAGACACTATTTATAACAGGCACAAAATGATAAATGTAAAAGCATAGTTATGGCATATAAAAAACCTCTTTACGAAGATGTAAAGAATACTTTGGATGGTGTTGGTAAAGGAATGTGTTTGGCAAAATGGACACAAGTAACAGCACACCTACACACAGGACACAACCATAGTTGTCACCACCCAAATACACATAAAATATCAGAAGTGGAGATTGCACGAAACCCATCAGCAATTCACAACACTTTGTTTAAAAAACAAAGAAGAAAAGAAATGATGAATGGTGCAAGACCTACTGAATGTGATTATTGTTGGGGTGTAGAAGATAATTCGGATTTGTATTCAGATAGAGTTTTTAAATCATCCGAAGATTGGAGTTGGCCATTGGCAGACCAAATTATTAATTCAAATTGGAGAGATGATTTTAACCCACGTTATGTTGAGGTTGCATTCTCCAATACTTGTAATTTTAAATGTTCTTATTGTTCTCCGACATTTTCTACAACTTGGATGGATGAGATTCAACAATTTGGTGGTTATAATACAACCGACCATTTTAATGATTTGAAACATCTAGCTGCAGAACAAAAGATGCCAATTCCAAATAGAGAACACAATCCATATGTAGAAGCATTTTGGAAATGGTGGCCAGAATTATATAGAGATTTGCATACGTTTAGAATAACCGGTGGTGAACCATTATTATCAAAAGATACTTGGAAAGTATTGGATTATATTATTGATGAACCAAACCCAAATAAAAATTTAGATTTTTCAATAAACACCAACTTAGGTGTGCCTGATGAATTGATTACAAAATTAATTGAAAAATTAAAAAGAATTACCGAAGAAGATAAAGTAAAAGGGTTTGTATTATTTACATCTTGTGATGCATGGGGAGACCAAGCAGAATATATTCGTAATGGTTTACAATTTCCTAGATTTTGGAATAATGTAAATAGAATTTTAAGAGAAGTTCCAAGAATTACTATTACATTTATGGTAACATACAATATGTTATCGGTATTTAGTTTTGATAAATTAATTAAGGGTGTATATCAACTAAAAAATGACTATGCAGGAGACGATAGATATTGGTTATCACCTGTATTATTAGATACATCTTATTTAAGACATCCACGTCATCAAACGGTTCAAATACTTCCACATCAATTTAAACAAAACATATTTGACCAAGCTCAGTTAGCATTCTATCATGGTATTCCATATTATTCAAAAGGATATGTTGGATATTCTGATTTAGAAATTCAAAAATTAAAAAGAACATACGATTGGGCAATATCACCCATAAAGGATGAAGAATTACACAAAGCACGATACAATTTTTATCAATTCTTTAGCGAACATGATAAAAGAAGAGGAACTGATTTTTGCAAAACATTCCCTGAATTAGAAGAATTTTATCATTTCACAAAAACAATACAGTTATAATATGCACAAAATAGAACATAGAAAACCTTTAATAATGGCAGATTTGCCATGGTGGCCACACAATGCTTATGGTATAATAGATACATCTGCATTTTATGTTATGAATGAAAATGATTGGACAATAAGTGGTACATGGAAAAGAAGTGAGAACTCCGATAATGCAGATGAAATGGCCGGCATATTTATTCGTAGAGGATTACATACGGGTATTGTTTATAGAAAACCCGATATGCTTATGATAAATTTTTGGTATGTCGAAAATGATGAAGAAAAATATGCCGATAGAATTTTATTTTACAAAGACCAAAAGTTTTGGGATAAATCACATTTATTTACATTAAATTGGGATTCTAAAACATTTACATATGAATTATGGATTGATAATGAAATGGTTAATAGTGAAACATTGGGTGGTAAATTAAAAGATTATGTAAATTCACCATATTTTATCGGAGCGGCTGATACAAAGGGAGAATTTAGCTGGGCTCAAGAATGTTATACAGATTTCTTTATGGTATCTAATAAAAAATTAGATGGTAAAACTTGTAACAATTTTAGAAGAAATATAAAAAAATATACAAAACCAAATAAATATGGGTTTAATATAGTTGATAAAGAACCATTGGGATTATTAGCATGTTTTGATTTCCAAAATGAAACACCATATAAATTTTGGGATATAACTGGAAATAATAATCATTTAATGAAACATTGTAAAGCCTTAGAAATGTTATAATATGAAAATACTAATTACAGGAGGAGCTGGTTATCTTGGTTCGGTTATAACCGGACATATGTTAAAAGAAGGTTATAAAGTAATTGTTTTGGATAAATTAATTTTTAACCAAACATCATTACTTCAATATACTTCGAATAATAATTTTAAATTTATTCATGGTGATGTTCGTAATGAAAAATTATTAGAAAAACTTTGTAATGAAGTAGATGTAATAATTCCACTTGCCGCAATTGTAGGATTTCCTGCATGTGCATCTGAACCTGATTTAGCAAGAGAAATAAACTTTCAACAAATAGTAAACATAGTTAAATTTACAAACGGAAAAGGTAAAAAGATTTTATATCCAAATACAAATAGTGGATATGGTTTAAGTACGGGTCAATCGGAATGTACCGAAGAATCACCACTAACTCCAATATCAGTTTATGGTACTACCAAATGTGAAGCTGAAAATTTTCTAAGAACATCAACGGATGCAATCATATTTAGACTTGCAACTGTTTTTGGTGTTTCACAAAGAATGAGAACCGATTTATTGGTAAATGATTTTACTTACAAAGCAATTACTGACAAATATATTGTTGTATTTGAAAAAACATTTAAAAGAAATTTTATTCATATAGAAGATGTTGCAAATGCATTTGTGTTTATGTTAAATAATTATGACATACATAAAGGTGAAGTTTTTAACGTAGGATTGAGTGATGCAAATCTTTCAAAACAAGAACTACTTGAAAAAATTCAATCTCATGTAAAAGATTTTGCAGTAGTATATGATGATTACTACGAAGACCCTGATAAACGAAATTATATTGTATCCAATGAGAAAATAGAAGCAACGGGTTGGAAACCTGAATGGGATTTGGATAGAGGCATTAAACAATTAATAATGGCATATCAAATGATAGTACCTAAAATGGGTGCAGAATTTAGAAATGGTTTTCCTTTAGGATACGCAAATCAAACATAATATGAGTAATAAATGGGATGAGTTTCAAATTACTCCATCAAAGAAATTTGGTTATGAAGTACCAATGTATACTCCATCGATTTATAGAGAGTATAGAGGTGAAATATTTACAACTTTTCATTCGGAAGAACACCCGGTAATGTCACAAATACATTATGACAAAAGTGAAATTAGTATTCATGGTAGATTTTCCAAATCATACAAAGGTGTGTTAAGAGGATTACATTGGGACAGTAAGACATGGAAATTAGTACAAGCTGCAGTGGGTGATATTTACTTAATTGTTTTAGATATGAGATTGAATTCACCAACATCAGGAGAGTGGGAATCTTTTATGATAACCGAGAAAGATAGAAATCAAGTATTAGTTCCACCAGGATTTGCAAACGGCCACTACGCATTAACCGATTGTATGTTTCATTATAACTTATTTTACAAAGATGGTTATGTTGATGCAGATGAACAAGGTGTTGTTAAATGGAACGACCCTGAATACCAAATGGATTGGCCAACCACAAACCCTATATTACAAAAAAGAGACAGATAATGTATGATTTAATAATAGGTTTCGGTTGTTCTTTTATGGAAGGTGGTGGACTTGATAATCCAGAAATTCATAAAAAAATAAATAAATTAAATAAGGTAGCAGACTTAGAAGATGCTATTACCTTTAAACATAAAAATAATTTTATTGCATATTTGGCAGAAATTTATAAATGTGAATATATTAATTTAGCAGAATCTAGATGTCCAAATGATTTGATTTTTCAAAATATATACAACCATTTTAACAATAAGAAAATTGATAAAAAAATATTAATGGTCGGCCAAATTAGTTTATTTAGTCGTTTATATCTTTATTATGAAAAAACAAAAGAATATTTAAAATTAAATAGTTTGGATTTTAATTTACCACCATTTAATAGTGAGGATAAGTATAAAGAATTATATCAATATTATGAAAATTATTTATCATATGTATATAATGAAAATTTAGTGTATAATAAAATTATTAGAGATATTACAACATATACAAAATGGTTAGAATCTATTGGAATTAGTTGTATTTGGTTGTCTTATGATGGAACCCCACATCAATTTTCAGAATCAAAAAATTTTACAAAATTCAACGGAGATAATTTGGGTGCATGGATTGAAAAAAATAAATTAAGATTATGTGATATTCCTGAATTAGAAACAGGAGATTTACATATGTCAATTGAAGGACATGAATTAGTAGCAAAAAAAATATATGAACATTTAAATAAAAATTTATGATACAAAATTTAGAACAATATCCAATAGTAAGAACTGAAGCCGAAATTGGTTGGACATCGGAAAAACTAATCAGCTTTGAAAATAAAATAGTAGAACATTGGGAAAATGCAAAAATAACAGGCCCTATCCACTTATCAAATGGGAATGAAGAACAACTCATTGAAATATTCAAAAGAGTTTCGAAAAATGATTGGGTATTTAGTACATGGCGTTCTCATTACCATTGGTTGTTAAAAGGAGTATCGGCCGACTATGCAGAGGAACTTATTTTGCAAGGTAAATCTATAACCCTATGTGATATAGATGAAAAATTCTATGCTTCTGCAATTGTAGGAGGTACTCTATCAATTGCATTGGGAGTTGCAATGGGAATCAAGCAAAAAGGAACTGACGAAAAAGTATTTGTATTCATTGGTGATATGTCATTTGAAAGTGGTATATTTTATGAAGTTCATAAATATGCAAGAAACTTTGACTTACCAATTGTATTTGTTGTAGAAGATAATGATGTTTCAACTTATACACCAACCGAAGCAACTTGGAATACAAAAAGAGAAATCCCATCGGATGTAATTCATTATACATATAAATCAAAATTCCCACATTATGGAACTGGAAAGTGGATTGCCTTTTAAGTTTTACTTTGAAAACATAGATTCTTATGGAAGAACTTTGCCAAATAATTTATCTAAAAAAGAATTAGAAGAATATAACTCTCTATGCTCTGAAGAATATAATTGGAATTCACATATAGAAAGTGGAAGAACCCAAAAATTAATTAATACATTTTATAGTTGGTTATCAGATAATAATGCAGTTGCAAAAAATATCAACGATTCAAATTTAGTATATTTGTGTGAATCATATACTCCCCCCGCATATTATAAAAATTTATTCATAGAAAATTTAAGCACGGAAGTATATAATAAAATTAAAAACGGAGAAATTATTGTTATTTTTAGTTGGTTTAGTGAACCATTATATGATTCGGATTTTAATGAAAACATAGAAAAAATTTGTGAAGAAAATAATTTTGATGTTAATAAATTTTTTGTTTTTACTAGTGGAAATAATATAAAAAATACCTCGAAAATTAAACACATATCCGACCATTTCTTTCTAAAAAATTCAGCTGAGTTTTTAAAATATTTTTTACAAAATAAAATTTTCAAACCAAATACATTTGATTATGTTTGTGAAATTGTTAATCAAAATATATTTCAACAAAAAAAAGAAAAACATTTTTTATGTTTAAATAGAAGTGCAGATAGACCACATAGATTTGGATTAGGAATGTTTATTGAAAAACATAATCTATGGGATAAAGGTGAATTTACTTTTTTATTATGTGACAAGAAAAAAGAAGATGATGAACTTGTTGAAGCATTTAGTTGTGAAACATTGAAAGAATATACTGAATATAAGGATTCTTTTTATAATAAATTACCAATGGAAATTGACACTAAATTTTTAATGAAAGGTAATGAACTTTTTAACTTTGGAACATCCAGAATTTATTACAAACCAATATATGAAAAAACTGCAATCAATATTGTAACAGAAACCACATTTACAAAAAATAAAGTTTTTATATCAGAAAAAACATTTCATCCAATAATTAACTTACAACCATTTATAATGTTTGCATCAAACGGACAATTACAAGAACTTCGTAATTTAGGATTTAAAACCTATGGCCATATAATTGATGAAAGTTATGATGATGAAGAAAATAATCACATAAGATTTAAAATGGTATGTGATGAAATATTAAGATTATCAGAAATGTCTATTGATGAAATAAATAAATTATTTTTATCCTGTAAAGATATATGTATTTATAATAGAAATCATTTATTAAGTTTTACAAAATATGATGTTTTCAAAAATAGTTTAGAAAAATTAAATAAAATTTGTTATGGAATTTAAAGGAAAAAAAGTTATTATAACCGGTGCAAACGGTTTAGTTGGATTACCAACAGTTAAAAAGTGTTTAGATGAAGGTGCTGAAACAGTATATGCAGTAGACCTTAGAATTGGAGACAATCTTAAATTTTTACAAACAATGTATGGTGCCAATAAATTGGCATTGGTTACAACTGACCTAACATATCTTTCTCATTGTGAAAATTTATTTAAACAAGAAAAAATAGATATCGTTCTACACATAGCAGGTGTTAAAGGTTCACCAGCAAGGTCATCAACTCAACCTGCAGATTATTTATTCCCAATGTTGATGTTTAATACAAATATGATTAAAGCATCATTTGAAGCAAAAGTAGATTGGTTCGTGTATCTTTCATCGGTTGGAGTTTATAACCCATCAGAGATAATGAATGAAGAAGACATTTGGTCACAAGAAGAAACTTGGGCATCAACTCCATCTCGTTTAGATTGGCATCCAGGTTGGACAAAAAGAATGGGTGAATTAACTTTAGATTCTTTAAGAGTTCAATATGGTTGGAAAAACTATACAGTTATTAGACCTTCAAACATCTATGGTGTAAATGACAACTTTGCAGAAGATGCAACTGTTATTAGTTCCAACATTTGGAAATTATTTAATGTAGAAGGTGACGACATGGTATGTTGGGGTAATGGTTCTTCTCGTAGAGACTTTGTATTTGGTGACGATGTTGCACAAGCTGCAATTGATGTAGTTAAAAAAGAAGTTAGTGATATTATTAATTTTGGATGTGCAGAAGCAGTAACTATTAAAGAAACAATTGAAACCATTGTTGAATGTTACACGGAACTTACGGGAAAAACTAAAAATATTGTTTGGGATGAAACAAAAACAAACGGAGACCCAATCAGATGTTTAGGTTCTAAAAAACAAAAACAATATGGCATTCTCCCACAAACCACATTGAAAGATGGTCTTATGAAATCCATTAAAGAGTATAAGAGTAGATTATAATGAAACATTTAATAACTGCAGGATGTTCATTTACAAGTTTAATTAAACCAAATGTAGATTTTTGTGTTGAAATGGAAATACCCATAAGAGATAAAAATGTAAATATGTGGACTTGGGTTGATTGGATTAGATATTATAATTCAAATGAATATATTGTGTATAATTATGGATGTCCAACAAATGATAATACAACAATTGTAGAAAGTACATTATATGGTATTAATAAATTAATAAAACAAAATATTAATCCAAATGATATTGAAGTTGTAATTCAGTGGTCATGTGCTACTAGAAATTCATTTTTTATTCCTAATGGATTTGTTGATAGAGATAAATTAAAAAGAGAACATTTAAATGATTTTATTTCTGAAAAAAAATATAATTTTGAAAAAGGATTTAAGTACCTATCAGGAGGATATAATAAAACACCACAACCTGATGAATTAAATGATGTTTCTTTTGGTTATCTTGCCAATCAATTTTCACATGAAGAACGAATAATTAGTTGGTTAAAAAACATTATTCTAATTTCTTCTTTTTGCAAAAATTTAGGAATTAAATATAAATTCTTTCAACTTAATAATAATATTTCATCTTTTTTTTATACATCGTATAAAGAAATGAATAAAGTAGAAAAAAGAAATTCAGAACCAGGAATACCTCCATCTGCAGAATTTTTAAAAACAAAAGAAATACAATATACTTGGGAAGATGGTATGTTTTTAGATAATCCATATATAAATTATTTATTAGATTTAATTGATTTAAAAAATGATTTTTGGTTTTATGAAAGAGAAAATCATCATAAATTTGGTGGTTCTTTAGAATGGACAATTGATATGTGGGAAGATAATTTAAAAAATGATAGTGAATTTGATTTATCAAATGTAATATACTATGAATTGGAAGGCATGACAGAAAAAGAACAAAAAGACTATTTTAAAAAAACAACATATGGCCACCCATCATCTTTGATGTGGAGAAAATTTTATTTAGAAGTTATAAAACCTAAATTTTTATGAAACACTTAATTTGTAATGGTTGTTCATTTACAAGAGCGGGAAGATTGAATATAGATGTTACGGATGATAATTTCCTAACAGAAGATAATACATCATCATATTCATCAACAAATTCAAATGAATTTTATTATTATCCACATCAAATTCAATTATTACATCCTGAAATAAAAGTTATTAATTTAGGAAATGTTACAAACGACAATCAAGTAATAGCTAGAAATATTATTTATAAAATTGAAAAATTAAAAAAAGAAGGATTTTCTACAAAAGATATTTCCGTAATTGTCCAATGGTCATCTTTTTATAGAAACTCATATTTTGTATCTCCATCAAAAATACAAGAAAATAAAAAATTAAAATTACCACAACATAGAAAAAGATGGGATGATGATTATGCACATATAAATGATTTTGCTGAAGGAAAAAATGAAGTTGGTGAAAATGGATATTATTTTTTATCTGGTAATTTTGGAATGGAACATGTTAAAAATCCTATGAAAGATTTTGCACATTTATATTTGGGACATTTGCATTCATACGAAGAACGTTCGTTAATATTTTTAGAAACAATTATGATGTTACAATTGTATTTAAAATCCAATGGTATTAAATACAAAATGTTTAATATAGCCAATAATTTTTCAGATACATATGTTTATAATTCTAATAAGGGTTCCGGATTTCCAATATTTAAACCAGAAAATTCTAAGAATAATGAAATGTATGAAATTATAAAAAATAAACACATACCAAATACTTGGAATGATAAAATGGAATATTTTAATAATCCTTATTTAAATTACTATTGGAATATTATTGATTGGAATGATTTTTGGTTTTATGAAGAGGATGGATTACATAAATTTGGTGGTGTGACTGAATGGGCTATTAGAAATTTTGATATAAATGACCCTATAAGAGATTTGAACTATAAAAACACTCTATTTTTAGAACAAGAATTAAAAAACGGAAAAGAATATACGGAAGATAATTTGATAGATATTTATCAACAAGGTATGTGCCCATTGGGCCATGTATCGGCTAGAATGAATAAAATATTTGTAGAAAACATTATATCAAAATGGGAACTTTATTAAAAGAAAATTTATTTGAAAATGGATTTATTTCTTTTAAATTAAAAGATTTTGATGAAAATTTATATAATAAATTAAAAGTTTTATTTCCTATCGGAACATTAAAACCAGAGATGTTTGATAATTTAAAACACTCAATAATATCTGCAGAACATAATTATCCAAATCATTTATTAATGGGAAAACCATTTATTGAATTGGATAAAATAAAATATGATATTATAGAAAAATATGAATATACATGTGACCAACTTTGGTACTTTGGTTGGCCATATGATGCAAAAGCAGAAAAAACACCATTTACGGAAATAATAAAACCTTTGTTTAAATATTTTTATGATGAAGAATGTGAGGGTGCAAGTTCACAAGTTACAATGTATAATGATGGTTGTTATTTAAAAAATCACACCGATGGAAATGGTGGTTATACGGGAGATAGACATTGTGCAATATTAATTTATTTATCAAACGAATATGAAAAGGGAAAAGGTGGAGAAATGGTATTGAGCAAAAACAAAACAGATGAAGTATGGGTAGAACCAATATATGGTAATGTTGCTATATTTGATTTTACAAAACATGACATTTGGCATAGAGTAGAAAAAATAATCGGATATAACAGATATTGTTTTATTAATTTTTGTTAATTTCAAAAAAAATCATTATATTGTATAGTATGAAAAAAGAAGCATTTAAAACGTTTGTCATATCAGATGAACACAAAGAAGTCATAAGTAAATTAATAAATTCTCCTTTAGAAATTAAAGGGATGAGAGCAGCGTTGGAACACATTGGTAACCCACCAGTACAACTACCAGATACATTTGAAAAGACAAACGAAAATTTTAATGATTTTAAAAAAGAAATTTTAGAAAAAAATAATAATGTATATCAAATGTGGTATACATTAAATAAACCAACAGGAATGGATAATGCTGTAAAGAATCTTTTGAAAGATATTTTTACAGAAAATTATCCTGAAGTAACAGAACCAGTTGAAATAATGTGGGATTTTACTATGTTTGATGAAGGATGTTATATAAAAGAACATTTGGATGGCAGAGACCCAAAAAGAATAGCTGGTATATTAATTTATCTTAATGAAAATTACGATGAATCTAATGGTGGTTTATTAAAAGTTATTCACCCTGATACAAATGAAGAAAGTTATGTTATTCCAGAATTTGGAAATACAATTTTAGTAGATTATACAGAAAACGAAGTATCACATGAAGTTACCGAAGTTAAAAAAGGAAAAAGATTAGCAATTTGCGCATTTATACACAAAATAAATTTTATGGACAAAACAAAAAAAGTATTAGTTACGGGAGCAAGTGGATTTATAGGTTCACAATTAGTAAAAACATTATTAGATAAAGGATATGTGGATATTAGAACCACTTCTTTTGGTAGAGATTTGCCAAAGTCTCTAACTGAATATACTCAATTGGAACACTATAAAGGTGATTTAAGAGATGCAGAATTTTGTGAAAAAGTGAGTAAAGATGTAGATGTTGTATTTCATTTAGCAGCAAACACATCCAACGCATTAGATACTAAATTTAATCCATTATTACATGTTACTCCAAATGTGGAAATGAATGTAAACTTAATGGAACAAAGTTGGAGAAATGGTGTTAAAAAATTTATGTTTATATCATCTAATACAACTTATCCTGATATGGGAGATAAATTTTGTAAAGAAAATTTAGATATACATGGAACACCATTACTTCCAATATATAAAGCAGTTGGTGGTATGAAAAGATATGGTGAAATGTTATGTGATTTCTTTTCTAATCAAATTCACAACCCAATGCAATGTATAATTATTAGACCTTCAAACGCATTTGGCCCTAATGATAAATTTGATTTTGAAAAATGCCACGTTACACCTGCAAATATCCGTAAGGTAGCAGATGGATTGAATCCAATTCCATTATGGGGTGACGGAACTGAAATAAGAGATTTATTACATGTTGAAGATATGGCTGAAGGGTTTTTATGGGTTGCTGAAAAATGTGCAAGATATGATATCGTAAATGTTTGTTATGGTGAAGGATTTAGTGTTAATCAAGTATTAGGGTGGTTACAAGAGATGGAAGGAAATACAAATCCAATAGAACATACAAATAATAAAGCTCCTATGATTCCTGTTCGTTTATTATCATCTGAAAAAATAAACAAAATGGGTTGGAAACCAAAGAGAGATTTAAAACAAGCTCTTAAAGAAACTATGGATTGGTATAAAGAAAATAAACATTTATATAATCCAAATTCAAAACCATAATGAAAAATATAGTATTTGGTGGATGTTCATTAACATGGGGCCAAAGTTTATGGTATGAAGGTAATTTTCCAAATGATAAACACCCTAGAGATGGATTTTTTTACGAACCAGAAATTTGTAAAGAATGTTATGAATATATGTTTGAGTATAGATGGCCACGACAAATATCTAAATATTTTAATAAAGAAGAAAAAGTTAATGCATTAAATGGTGGAAATAATATGGGAATCAAAACATTTATAAAACAAAGTATAGATGAAAATACCCTATTAGTTGTATTTCAAACCACTCAATTTACAAGATATCCACAATATGTAGATTATCAGGTAGAAAGAATTGAAGAATTTGTATTAGAAACCGAAAAAAAAGGAATACCTGTTAGATTTATTCATTGGATGTGGCCTGATATAACTGATGAAGAAATGAAAATATTTTTAGATAATAAAAAATATGATGTAGATGCAAATAGATTAAAATTTCCTCCTGGTGGAAAAAGTGCCGAAAATAATAAAGTAGAAGTTCCAAAAATTAAATTTCAATTACCACCATATGATGGAAATTTATTAACATCTAAAATTGTAAGAGACAGAACAATTTATATTTTAGATAAATTTAATTTTTCAGATATTGTTGAATGGGATTATGGAAAAAACGGAAATGATTTAAATAAAAAATATACAATAGCTGGTAAATTTGGTGTAGATAATGCAAAGGCTCCAGATACACATTTTAATATGGAAGGCCACAATTTAATAGCAAATGAAGTAATTAAACATTTAGAAAAAGAAATCAAAGAAGGAACACTTAAATTATAAAATATATGAATACACCACAATTTTCTCCATATAAAGATGCATTAACAAATGCAATGACGGAATTGGCAAAATTAAATGATACAATTTTTATAGGTCAACAAATAGTTTATGCGGGAAATCCTATGAGCACAACATTGGGTGAAGTGCCAAAAGAAAAGATGATTGAAGTACCTGTTATGGAAGAAACTCAAATGGGTATGACTTTGGGATTGGCCATAACCGGAAAACAAGTTATAAGTTTTTACCCACGTTGGGATTTTATAGTATCAGCTGCAAATCAATTAATAAATCATGTTGATAAATTTGAAGTAATGACAGGTAAAAAATTAAATATTATAATTCGTCTGGGAAAAGGTTCAGATAAACCATTAGACCCTGGACATCAACATAAAGGAAACTACATAGATGAATTTAAATCTTTATGTAAAAATATTGAATTTCACGATTTAAAAACACCTACCGATATCGAATTGGCCTACAAATATGTAACCAAAGAAGGTGGCGTTCATGTACTTGTAGAATATCCTGAATTATATTATAGTTAATGAAAGAATTAATTTTAGATAATGGTAAAATCATATATGATGAAATATATGATGGTGGTGGAAGTATATTTGGAATAAATGCTTTAAAAGATGAACGTGTTATAAATGTTATAAAAAAAGGCAATATATTGGAAATGTGTTCTGGACCTGGATTCATGGGATTTTTTTTAAATTTACAAGGATTTGCAAACCAATTAGTTTTATCCGATATTAATGAATCACATGGTTTTTATATTAGAGAAACCATTTTACAAAATAATTTAATGAATACTAAATTTATCCAATCGGATGGATTTAAATCATTTGAAATTCATACTATGTTTGATACAATTATTATGAATGCACCACATTATTCATCTCCAAGAGAAGGTGGATATGTTAGTAAAGAAGAAGAACTTATTTGTTTAGACCAAGATTTACAATTTCATAAACATTTTTTGAAATATGCAAAAAATTATCTAAAAAAAGATGGAGTTATTGTGTTGATTGGAAATATGGGTGGTATTCAACCACAACAAATAATTGATGTAGCAGGGGATGGATATATATGTAATGTAATATCTTGTGAAAGATATGGGTGGATTAGAGATTCTAGATTTTATGTTTTAGAAATAAAATTAAATGGATAATAAATTAAAAAAATTAATTTTAGGATATGATGTGATATTTCCATATTGTGAAGTTCCAAATGCATTAAATCCAAAATATTTGAGTTTTGCAGAACATTGTGATTGGACTTTTGATAAATCAGAACAGTATTTTTTAAATGAACTAAAAATTGCATGGCCTGTATTTAATGGTAGATTTATGGTTCAACTCAATGATGAATCTGGTAATCCCGGATATTTTGCAGCAGATAAAAAATTAGTATACGATATAATAAAAGATAGAGAAAGAGGAAAACCTGCATATGATTGGTATTATTTAATTGAACCCTATGGCCATATTGATAATTTTTTAGGATTAAGAAAGGAATTCAAAAATGAATATTTTGATAGATTTATTCCAAAAAAGACTTTAGAAGAAATACGAGATGGCCATGGTAAATTAATTATTAATTATGCAATAGACGGAGGATTTGAAACACACAATGTTATACAATTAAAAAAATCTTTAGATAATTTAAATTTACCTAAAGAAAAAATAATTATCATTCATAATGATATTAATTTAGAAAATATGATGAAACCATTATTTGGTGAAAATATGCCTAAATTAATTCATTATTGTTTTTCGTTAAATTCAAAATCACAAGAATATTATAAAAAGGAAACTCAAAAAGAATATTATTTTTGGAACGATGAAAATAGACGAAAAAAATATGATTTTCAAAATAAAGAAGAATCTGTTAATTTAGATAACAAAACTCATAAATTTTTAAATTTAAATAGAAGATTAAGAAAGCATAGATTTGATATATTAAAATTTTTTTGGGATGAGAATATGATTGATAATGTTTTAATAAGTTATGATTATAAATTAATGGTTGGAGATACTGTAGAACATTCTATACAAAAATATGGAATAGAAGAGTTTAATAAATTTATAAATTATTTAAATGAAAATCCCAAAAAAACACTTGATTATGATGACTTAGAATCTGTATGGGGATATGGATATGAGACAAAAGAAATATACAATCAATCATTAATATCAATTTTATCAGAAACTAATTTTTATGAAGAAACTGGTTATTTGAGTGAAAAAATTTGGAAACCAATTGCACATGGCCATCCATTTATATTAGTAGGGCCTTATAATTCTTTAAAATCATTGAGAGAAGATTTTGGTTTTAAAACATTTTCTCCTTTTATAGATGAAAGTTATGATGAAGAAAAAGACCCAAATATTAGAATGAAAATGATTCAAAATGAAATTAAAAGATTAAATAATTATACATTAGATGAATTAAAAAAAATTGTTAAAGAATTAAAAACTATATTATTACATAATAGAAATTTACTTTTTAAATATGGTTCAAAAGCTCACATATGTTTAGATTATTTACATTATTTAAGAATATGTGATAGAGACGAAGAGGCAAATGAAATATTAAAATTATTTTTACAAAATTTAAACCAAACAAAGTTAATATGATAAATCCAATTAAAATCATCAAAAAGTGGTATGAAAATTACAAGATGAAAAAAAGAATTAAAAAGAAATTAGAAGAACTTAAAAAAAGAGACCCATTTGTTTATAAGAATTTCTAATATTTTAAGATATTTATATACATGAATTTAAATGAATTAGAATTTAATGAAGAATTTCCTGGAGGAATAGGTACCGGATTAGTTTTACCTGGTGGGTATATTAATGGTGCACCAAGTGAGTCAATTTCAAAAATAATGACTTCAAATGAAGAAGAAAAAATATTTGAAGAATTTGTAGATGAATATTTTACTATTTTAGAAAAAACACTTAACAAACCAGAAACACAGGCCGACTACGACTTTGCAAAACGACACAAGGATGACATAGGTCACCACGCAGAATTAGATACAATCGATTTTGATGATAAAAGAAGAAAAGAACCAGGACATCAACCTAATAAACAGGATGATGAAGAATTTGGATATGAACCTGTAAAAAACGAAAGTATTTTAACAGAAGGTGGAGCTGCAGGACATTTGGCACATCCGTTTGAAGATGAAAATCTAAAGTTCTCTGATATGAAATCCATGCTTAGTAAAGGATTATTAGGAGGATTGGATTCAGAAGCTCCGGTTAGTGAAAAATTAGACGGCCAAAATATTGCATTTACCGTAAAAGATGGTAATATAAGATTTGGTAGAAACAAAGGTCATGTTAAAAATAGTGGAGAAAATGCATTAGATGTTCAGGGAATTACAAAACAATTTGCAGGAAGAGGTGGAATTGAAAAAGCTTTTACAGGTGCAGCAGAAGATTTACATGCGGCTGTTTCAAAATTAAAACCAGAACAAGTTAAAAAAATGTTTGGTAATGGTTCTAAATTTATGAGTTTGGAAATTATATTACCTGATACTACAAATGTAATTCCATATGGTAGAAGTGTATTGGTAATGCATGGAACAATTCAGTATGATAAAGAGGGAAATGAGGTAGGACGTTTCAATGAAGATGCACAATTATTCGCAACAGCAGTTCAAAAAGTCGGTGCAGATAAACAAAAAACATTTGGAATAGAAGGCCCTAAAACGATTGCATTTTCCGATGAACCAACAAAGGAATATTTGGATAAATACAAATTATATGATAAACAATTATCCAATTTACAAAAACAATATGGTTTAACTGATAAATCTAAATTAGAAGATTATAGAAGAAAATGGTGGGAAAATGAAATTAATAACCAAGAAAAACAATTAGGTGTTAAATTTTCCCCATCACAGAAAAAAGGTTTAATTAAAAGATTTGCAGATGGTGATAAAACATTTGGAGTAAAAAACTTAGAGCAACCGGCACAACAAGAATGGTTTAGAAATTTTGAAACAAACAAATTACAGGCATCTCAAAAACAAATGATTAAACCAATTGAGAGTGTATTTTTAAGTGCAGGTGCACAGACATTAAAAAGAGTAACAAACTTTTTAGCAGCAAATAATCCTGGTGCAGCTGATGCATTAAGAAAAGAAACTTTACAATCAATTAAAGGAATCAAAGATAGTAAAGATATTGATAAGATTGCAAAATTACAAATTGAATTAGAAAGATTAAACAATATCGGTATGGATAATATTGTTCCATCCGAAGGAGTTGTATTTCAATATAAAGGAAAACCATACAAATTTACAGGAGCATTTGCACCTATAAATCAAATTCAAGGAACTTTTAAATTTGATAAACCAAAAAAGAAAGAAGAAACTCCTGTATCTGGAAAAGAACAACCAAAAGAAAATAACAAAAAAACAATAGCTATTTTCTCCGGTAGATTCCAACCATTTCATGCAGGACATTATAGTATTTACAAATCATTGGTTGATAAGTTTGGTAAAGATAATGTATATGTTGCAACCTCAAATATTGTTGACCCAATTAAGTCTCCATTTCCATTTAAAGATAAGAAACAAATTATGACTACAATGTTTGATATACCAAAAAACAAAGTAGTAATGGTAAAAAATCCATATGCACCAACAGAGATTTTAGAAAAATTCCCACCAGAAACTTCATATGTCACTGCAGTATCGGAAAAAGACGCAGAAAGATTACAAAGAAATGATAAATACTTTAAAAATATAGAAGATGTCCCATCAGAAAAAAGAAAGGGATATGGTGATGAGGGGTATTTTATAATTGCACCTGAAATGCAGTTAAAAGTAAATAGAAAGAATATTAGTGGCACTCAATTAAGAGCAACTTTTGGAAATGATTTATTATCTGCAAAAGAAAAGAAAGATATATTCAATCAAGTTTATCCTAAATTTGATAGAGAAGTTTTTGCAAATATTGTAAATACAACTAAAAAGGCAGAAGTATTAAAAAAATCAAAACAAGTTACTAAAGATACAGCTTTAAAATCAAAATTAAAATCATTAGACCCTAAAACTAAAAAGAAAGTACAAAAAGCTTTACAAACTAAAATTAAAAATCCTGTTACTGGAAACACAATATTAGTTAAATCTGCATTAAAATATGATGATAGTCAAGCAGTAAAAAAACTTGCAATTGGTCTAATAAAACAAGCTATGAAAAAATAAAAAATTTATTTTTGATAGATTATTTTGATATATATAGTATAAACAAACAGTTATAAAAGTATAGAAATATGGCAAAAAGAAAAAGTTTTGATGAGAAATCAAAAGGGATGCACAAATCTCGTAAACTCATTATAGACACGGTTTTTGGAAGAACGGATAATAATCAAACTCATTTTGGTTATGAAGGTGAGGTTGAACAAAAAAGAGAAGTGGGTGAAATTTGGGTTGATAAAGATGGTAAAGAGTGGGAACAAAAAGAAGGTTTCAAAGTTGCAGTCACTCAAATGGACAATGTAAGACAATTTTTACAAAAGATGAGTACATGTTCGGTTGAAGATTGTAAAACGGAAACATATAGTAATGCAGACAAAAAGTTAATTCGTAAAACAGGAATGTGTATAGTTTGCCTTGCAAAATTCGAAAATGGATTAAAACAAGACGGAACATATCCTTTCTACGAAGATTATAAGATAACAAGAAACAAACTTGCTTATGTTAGAGAATTAAAAGATAGGTATGAGGAAGCTTTGGGTGGTATTAAAAAACAAATGGAAATTATCACTGAAGATGGTAGAACTGAAACTTGGACATGGGGTGTGGATATTGAAAAAGTAAAACAAGATTTAAAAAATGATATAGATGGTACTTATACCGCTATTGAATTATTAATAGAAAGAAAAAGATTATTAGAAGAAAAATTGGTTGAATTAAATCATCCAGAATTAATTAAAAAATAAAAATTATGAAAAAATTATTGAATTTAAAAAACATTGCAATTGCAGTATTAGTAGTAATCGTATTATTAGAGTATTTTAACCCAGGTGGAAAGATGCCAGGTAGAACTGTCAGAATTGAAGGAAAAAAATATGAAGTTATTAAACATGACATTGATACATTTGAAGTTGTTAAAACAAAAGTTGTAACTAAGAAGGGTGAAGATATCTATCACGAAACAATTGTTGAAAAAGAAGTAGTAATCCCTGCAATAGTGGATACTCAAGCATTATTAAAAGACTATTATTCAAAAGTATTATACAAAGATGTATTGGTATTACCTGATTCATTGGGAACTGTGGCTGTAACTGATACAATTTCACAAAACAAAATTATGGGTAGAACATTCGATGCTAAAGTAAAAGAAAGAACTATTAAAGAAACTCTTATTGTTAAAGAATTACCTAAAACACAAGTATACTATGGGTTTAATGGTGGATTTAACAAAGCAGATGTTGTATCAAATATAGGAGCAGGTGTTATTGTAAAAACTAAAAAAGATAAGATTTACCAATTAGGTGCAGGTGTTGCAAATAGAGTAACAGACGGAACCAACGGAACATTGTCACCATATGTTGGTGCTGGTGTATATTGGAAGATTAAATTCAAAAAATAATGGGAGTTCAAGGGCAACCTAAGAAAACATTAAAAGAAATAATAGCTGAAGAATATCGCAAGTGTGCGTTAGACCCAATTTACTTCATGAAGAAGTATTGTATCATTCAGCATCCGGTGAGAGGAAAAATTCCCTTTCACCTTTATCCTTTCCAGGAACAATGTCTAACAGACTTTAAAGAAAATCGTTTTAACATTATTCTTAAATCCCGTCAGTTGGGTTTATCGACCTTATCTGCAGGCTTTATTTTATGGAAGATGTTATTCAACCAAGATTATAATGCGTTGGTAATCGCAACCAAAGTAACCGTAGCTAAGAATCTGGTAGAGAAGGTGAGAGTTATGCACGACTTACTTCCTATTTGGTTAAGAGATGGTGGTAGTTCATCGGTTGAAGATAATAAACTTTCCCTTAAATTAAAAAATGGTTCACAAGTAAAAGCAATCGCAAGTTCTCCAGATGCAGGCCGTTCGGAAGCCCTATCCCTATTAGTTGTTGACGAAGCAGCATTTATTAGAGATATCGATGAAATTTGGTTATCAGCACAATCAACTTTATCAACAGGTGGTGCTGCAATTGTATTATCTACTCCAAATGGTGTGGGTAATTGGTTTCATAAAATGTGGGTAGATGGTGAAAGTGGTTCAAACGGATTTAATAATATAAATTTACATTGGACAAAACATCCAGAAAGAAACCAGGCATGGAGAGATGAACAAACTCGTATATTAGGAGTTAAAGGTGCAGCACAGGAATGTGATTGTGACTTTGTTGGTTCGGGTGATACAGTATTTGAACCACCATTATTAACTTGGTATAAAGATACCTATGTAATGGAACCCGTTGAAAAAAGAGGATTTGATAGTAATTTGTGGGTATGGGAACATCCAAATTATAATAGAGCATATATGATATCTGCCGATGTCGCTAGAGGTGACGGAGCTGACTATTCCACTGCACAAGTTATAGACATTGAAGATTCATCACAAGTTGCAGAATATAGAGGTAAAATTGATACAAAAGATTTTGGAAACTTCTTAACATCATTGGCAACCGAATATAATAATGCACTTTTAGTAGTGGAAAACTCAAATGTAGGTTGGGCATGTATTCAACAAATTATCAATAGAGGATATCAAAACTTATTCTATATGAGTAATGATTTGAAATATATTGATACTGAAAGACAAATGTCAAACAAATATTATAGAGATGAGAGACAAATGGTTGCAGGATTTTCTACAACCAGTAAAACTCGTCCACTTATCATTTCGGCATTAGACACATATATGAATGATAAAGACATTCTAATTCGTTCAAGTAGATTGATAGATGAAATGTTTACATTCATTTGGCAAAATGGAAGAGCAGAAGCAATGAAGGGATATAATGATGACCTTATTATGGCATTGGGTATTGGACTTTGGGTTCGTAATACGGCACTTCGTTTGAAACAAGAAGGAATAGATTTGACAAAAAATATGTTAAACGCAACTACCATAAATACAAATTCAGGAGTATACACCTCAAATTGGCAAAAACAAGGTAATCCGTATGAAATGGATTTAGGTAAAGGTGAGAAAGAAAATCTAACTTGGTTACTTAAGTAATTTTTTTATATTTATATAGTGAAACTATTGTAAAATGAACGAAGATTTAAATAAGTGGTTTAAAGAAAAATGGGTAAACATCGGCAAAAAAGTTGATGGTAAACATCCACCATGTGGAACTTCGGGAAAAAAGAGTGGATATGCTAAATGTGTTCCTGCAGCAAAAGCTGCCGGAATGAGTAAAAAAGAAAAAGAAAGTGCAACTCGTAGAAAAAGAGCTGCACAAAATAAAGCAGGTAGAGGTGGTAAAGATAGTAGTGGACAAGGTAAAAAACCAATATATGTTTCAACAAAACCAAAAAATGAAACTATGAACATAGAAGAAAAAATAAATTTATTTTTAGAAAAGAATTGCCCAACTGACCCGGCTAAATGGTCTGCATCTAAATCTGCAGCTAAGTCTAAATTTGATGTTTATCCATCAGCTTATGCAAATGGATGGGCTGCAAAAAACTACAAAGGAAAAGGTGGTGGTTGGAAAAAATGTAATGAAGGAGAATCTAATGCATTATGTGAGTGCTGGGATGGATATAAAGAAGTAGGTGGTAAAATGAAAAATGGTAAAATGGTACCAAATTGTGTACCTGTAAAAGAGGATATTAATTCTGATGATGATGTAAATTATGGTAAAGTAGAACCAGAAGAATATGATGTAGACAATTATGATGATTTTAAAGACTTTATTAAATTTATAAGAGAATATAATACAGAACTATCTGAGGCAACATGTGAGTGTATGACTGAGGCAGAATACCAAGGTAGAAATGTTCCTTTAGGAAAACCAATGAGAGGTGATGTTAAAAAATTCAAAGTATATGTAAAGAATCCTGCAGGTAATGTTGTTAAAGTAAACTTTGGACATGGTGGAACATCAGCAGCGGCTAAGGGTGAAAAAACAATGAAAATAAGAAAATCTAATCCAAAAGCAAGAAAATCTTTTAGAGCTAGACATAATTGTGCAAATCCAGGACCAAGAACAAAAGCAAGATATTGGAGTTGTAGAAAATGGTAATATTTGGAAAAATCAAATATTTTCCGTATATTTAGAAAAATAGAATTATATAAAAATGGCAGATAAATCAATATTTAGTAGGTTACAGAAATTATTTTCAACAAATACAATTGTTAGAAAAACGGCAAAAGGAGTCAAAGTAGTTGATACAGATGAGTATCAAAATATGACAACTAATCTTGTTGACCGTTTTATGAAATTAAAAGTTACAAATTACGGAACAGGACAAGTAGAATCATCTTTAGCATATCAACAAGTTAGAATTGATTTGTTTAGAGATTACGACTCAATGGATACAGACCCAATTTTATCATCTGCATTGAATGTATATGCAGACGAATGTACTGCTAGAAATGAAATGGGTAGTGTTTTAAAAATTCATCACGAAGACGAACAGGTTAAACAAGTATTAGAAAATTTATTTTACGATACACTTAATATTGAATTTAATTTATGGCCATGGGTTAGAAATTTAGTTAAGTATGGTGATTTTTATTTACAATTAGAAATGACAGATGAATTAGGTATTATAAATACTAATCCATTATCTACTTACGAAATGAGTAGAGTTGAAGGATTTGACCCTGAAAATCCACAACGAGTTAAATTTATATACGCACCATATCAAAACCCAAATAGTGGATATTCTCAAAATAATAAAAAAGAATATGAAAACTACGAAATTGCACACTTTAGATTAAATGGTGATGCAAACTTCTTACCATATGGTAAATCAATGATTGAAGGTGGTAGAAGAGTTTGGAAACAATTAATGTTGATGGAAGATGCAATGTTAATTCATAGAGTGATGAGAGCACCTGAAAAGAGAATCTTTAAGGTGGATGTTGGTAATATTCCACCAAACGAAGTGGATAACTACATGCAAAAAATTATCAACTCATCTAAAAAAGTTCCATTTATGGATGAAAGAACTGGTGAGTATAATTTGAAATATAATATGCAAAACCTTATTGAAGATTATTATATGCCAGTTCGTGGTAGTGATAATGGTACATCTATTGATACCCTAAAAGGTTTGGAGTATAATATGATTGATGATATCAATTACTTAAAAGGTAAATTGATGGCCGCACTTCAAATTCCAAAAGCATATTTAGGATATGAAGAAGATACAAATGGTAAAGCAACACTTGCCGCAATGGATGTTAGATTTGCAAAAACAATTGAAAGAATACAAAGAGTAATTATTTCAGAATTAACAAAGATTGCAATCGTCCATTTATATGCACAAGGTATTGATGATGATAGATTGACTAGTTTTACATTAGAATTAACTATTCCATCAAAAATATATGAACAAGAAAAGGTTGAATTATATACATCAAAAATAGCATTAATTCAACAAATGCAACAAACTAAAATGGTTTCTAAAGAATGGATGTATAAGGCTATATTAAATATGGCTCAAGATGAACAAGATGAAATGACATTACAAGTATTAGAAGATACAAAACAATCATTCCGTTTAACATCAATTGAAACTCAAGGTATTGACCCTGCTAAACCAACCGGAACAGAAGGAACAACAAATGTTGAAGAAGAAATAGATAATATAAATTCGGAATTAGATAATTATGATGAAGGTGGAAGGCCTAAAGACCTTACTAGATATGGTAAAGATGACCACCCACAGGGAAGAGACCCGTTAGGTATTAAAACACTTAAAGCTAAAGAAGGTTCGGTAAAATATAAACCAAGAGAATCGTATTTAGAAATATTTAAAGATATGAAAGGTAATAAAAAAACTATTTTAACTGAGAATTTAAAAAAATAATACTAAACCAATATAAAAATATATTTATATCTGACAAATTATACAAATTGATGAAAAAAATAAAACATTCAAAGTTTAAAAATACGGGTTTCATATTTGAATTATTAGTAAGACAAATTACTTCCGAAATCATGTCTGCTAATAAATCTATTGCAGAAAAAATTTTAAAAGAACATTTTAATTCAAAAAAAGAATTATCTAAAGAATTGAAGTTATATCAATATTTGATTAACGAAAAATATAATTCGGAATCAAAGGCTGAACAATTTATTAATACGATATTAGAAGCTCGTAAAAGATTAGACGAAAAGAAACTTACAAAAGAAAAATATAATTTAATTAAAGAAATTAAAGAAACTTATAATTTAGATGAATTTATAAAATCTCCAATTTCTCATTATAAAACATTAGCAAGTATCTATAAAATATTTGAAACAGTTATTACTGATGAACAATACGACCCAACGGATGTAGTTAGTTCTAGATTTACAATTGCAGAAAATATTATCAATTCTTCTATTCAAAATAAAGAAATAAAAATCAAAGATGCAGTTTTAGAAGAATATAGAAAACAAGATGATGATTTAAGAGCAGTTTCTTACAAATTATTAGTTGAATCATTTAATAACAAATATAGTAAACTTACAAATGACCAAAAGGGATTATTGAGAGAATATATAAATAATATCAATAATACAGGTAAATTAAATGAATATGTTTCAAATGAAATTTCTAAATTAGTATCTGAATTAAAAGAAGTAGGTTCAAAAATTTCTGACAAAGTTACAAAAATAAAATTAGCAGAAACAATTTCAAATATTAGAAAAGTTAAATCTGTTAAAAAAATTAAAGAACAACATTTATCGGCAATGATGATGACTTATGAGTTATTAAATGAATTAAAACAATCGATTAAAAAATAAATTATGAGTACAAATTATAGAACATACAACGCAAAATTAGTAACATCTGGTTCTGCTACATTAATAGATAGAGTTTGGGGTATAATGCCTGTAACTGGTGTAACGGGTACAGTTACATTAGAAGGTAACTCAACCATCTCATTAGCACATTTGACAGCAGGAGAACCTTTTCCTTGTTATCTTAAAAGTATAACAGTAACCAATGGTGGGTCTGTTTATGTATTAGCTTAAACTTTATTTAAATGCCAGCAGTATCTAAAGCACAACAAAAATTTATGGGTATGGTTCATGCCACTAAAAAAGGTGATATGGAAAATCCATCTCCTGAAGTTAGTAAAGCAGCAGACTCAATGAGTGATAAAGATGCTAAAGATTTTGCATCAACATCTCATAAGGGATTGCCAAATAAAGTTAAAAAAGAATCAATTATAAGACTTAAGGAAATTATTAAGGGAATGATTGATGAAATGAATGTTACGGGCAATGTACAAGGATATAATACTCCAAAAGCATTTGCTAAACCTGGAAATGAAAAAAAGAAAGCTAAAAAACAAGCATCATTAACAGGTTATACTGCAGTTAATGAGAATAGATGGTTGGCATTAAAACAAGACGAATCAACTGCACAATCTAAAATTGGTAGAGGTATATCTAATATCAATAAACAATTGAGAGAAATGGAAAGATTTCTTAATTGGTATGGTAAGATTAAGAATGAAAGTGGTGTTAGTAACAAATCTTACTGGAAAAGAACAAATAGTCATATTTATAGTATACAGGAGAGATTATTAAAATTAGACCAAAAAATCAGACAAATATCAGAATAATGAAATTAGAACAATTAAAACAAATCGTAAGAGAAGTAATGGAAGAATCCCATAATGATTATGAGAAATTTTTTAAACACGTCCTTACTAAAACCGGCCATTCATTGAAAGACATGTCACCAACGGCTAAAAGTAAATTTTTTATTGCAATCGATAAAGCATATAAAGCTAAGAACGAAGGCAAATTGAGAGGATATAACGAAGACTTACCTGGAAATCAAGATGTATTGGATGTAGATAAAGATGGTGAAATCGAAGCTTCTGATTTGGCAAAATTGAGAAATAAAAAATAATGAGTAAAGGATTATTGATAGAAACACATTTGTTTGAGGCAAAACTTCAAAAAGAGGAAAACGGAACCTATTTGGTTAAAGGTATCTTACAAAGAGCAGGTGCTCCAAATCAAAATAATAGAAGATATCCAAAAGAAATCTTAGAAAGAGAGTGTCAAAAATATCAACAACTTATTAAAGAAAGAAGAGCTTTAGGTGAATTAGACCATCCTGAATCTCCTGTTATTAACTTAAAGAATGTATCACACAACATTAGAGAAATCTATTGGGAAGGTGATGATGTATGTGGAGTAGTAGAAATACTTTCAACACCATCAGGTAACATCTTAAAAGAATTATTAAAGAACAATATTCGTTTAGGTATTTCATCTAGAGGATTGGGGCAGGTTAAAGAATTAAAAGATGGAACTGTAATGGTAGCAGAAGATTTTGAATTGATAGGTTGGGATTTTGTATCTAACCCATCAACACATGGAGCATTTATGGCACCTATGAACGAATCAAAACAATGGGCAAAAGCAGCTGAAGAATGTGGTAAGTGGTGTAAGTCACAAGATTTGATGAGAGAAATTATAATAGAATTAAACTAATAAGATGATAAAGTTAAAAGATTTAATGAAAGAAAATGAAGAATTTCAAAAATTGCCTTCAAACTTAAAGAAGCATTTTTTGGAAATCATTTCAACATATGGTCAACATAGAGAAGGAATAAGTAGAAAATCTGACATTAGACAAGTTGCAGAAACATTGGGTGCAATTGCAGATGCTGCACAAGAATACACTTTGAGAGAGGGTGATGATTGGTTTGATAGAGTGACTATTAAAAGAAATATGGGTGAATTAAAAAAACTACAAGGGTCATTTGAAAAAGAAGCATTAGAAGCATCTCAACAACAACAAAGATTAGAAGCTCTTTATGAAGATATGGGACACGTATTGGGTAGATATTTTGAAATTGCAGATATTACCGAAGATGTTATGAAACAAAGATTGGGAATTAGAGAAAATAAAAAGAAATAATGGAACAATTAGCATCATTATTATTACATAGTAGAACACAAGCACATTCATTTCATTTAGGTCAAAAAGGACCTGGTTCATATTCCGCACATAAAGCTTTGGGAAAATATTATGATTCAATTGGTGGTTTAGTAGATAGTTTAGTTGAAGCATATCAAGGACAATACGGATTGATTAAATTACAACCTGTTAGTGGTTTAGATACAAATAATGATATCAAAAATGTAATTGCATATTTTGATAAATTGTGTCAAGCAGTTGCAAAATTAAGAAAAGACGAAAAATTACAAATGAGTTGGTTACAAAACGACATAGATACGATTGTAACTTTATTATACTCAACAAAATACAAGTTGACAAATTTACAATAGAAGAATGTTAGTAGTAAGTGTTAAGGGTGGAAATATAGAGTGGGCAATAAAAGATTACAAAAAGAGAATTCAGTCCATAAAACAAATAGAAGAACTTAGAGAAAGGAAGAATTTTATAAAACCTTCCAAAAGAAAAAGATTACAAAAAGAAGAAACTATAAGAAAAAACAAACTATTTTAGTAGTTTTCTTTAGTTTTCTAAAAAATTTACATATATATTATCAAATATCTTATTTTTTATTATAAGATTACAAGACAGAGTTGATTAATGAATACCCTTCTTATAAGGTGTGACCGAACAATCAACATAATTACATTGGAGTTCCCTACAAGAATAACTTCACAACAAAATTTAAGGAAAAAACAAGATGGCAAATTCAAAATTATTGAAAGAAGCAATCGCTGACGCTAAAGCCGTTAAAGAAACTGCATTAGCTAACGCTAAGTTGGCTCTTGAAGAGGCATTTACTCCAAGACTTCAATCTATCTTATCTCAAAAGATGAGAGCAGAAGCTGAAGAAATTGAAGTGAGTGAAGAACAAGACACAACAAACGAAGAATTAAAGTCCACAGGTATCGGGTCTAAAGTAGACGCTGGATATGCTGAGACTCCAGGTGCAACCCCATCTTACGATGCAATGACTGATTTATCAGTTGGTGTAAAGAAAGATAGTGGAAAACCTGAACAAGCTGGTACTGACTATAAGAAAGTAGCAGACATTTCTGAAGAAGAAAACCCAATGGATGATATGCAAGGTGGAGCTGACAAAGATGCAGAAATTGCAGAATTGAAAGCTAGAATTGCAGAATTAGAAGGTGGTGATGATTCTGAAGAAAAAGAAAATCCATTTGCAAAAGCAGAAGGTGAAGATGAAATGGGCATGGATGACATGGGCATGGATTCTGATATGGGTGACGATTCTATGGATATGGATTCTGATGACGAAATGTCAGACGATGATATGGACTTAGAAGCAGTTATCAAAGAATTAGAACAAGCACTTATGGGTGAAGAATCTGACGAAAAAGAAGAACCATCTATGTACGAAGCTGAAGAAACTAAAGAAGTTGACGAAGCTAAAGAAGAAGCTGAAAAAGATGACAAAGAAGAAATGGACGAAGTTATCGATTTAGAAGAAATCTTAAGAGAAATGGAAGCTGACTTAACAAACGAAGCTGAAGAACCTAAAGATGACAAAAAAGAAGAAGAATTGGAAGAAGCATATTCTACAATTAAATCTTTACAAAAAACTATTAACGAAGTAAACTTATTAAACGCTAAGTTATTATTCGCTAATAAATTATTTAGAGCTCACAACATGACTAACGAACAAAAAGTGAAAGTGATTGAAACTCTAGATAGAACAAACTCAGTTAGAGAAGTGAAATTGGTGTACTCTACATTAGCAGAGAACTTCAAATACACATCTAACAAATCTACTAAAAAATCTATTTCTGAAGGAATTGCGAGTAAAGTGGTTAAATCAACAGCTCCAAAAACAGAGGTTAAGCAAGTAATTGCTGAATCAACTGATTTCTCTGACAGATTTAAGAAATTAGCAGGTATTATTAAATAACAAAAACAAATAAATTCATTTAAAATGGACTTAAAACAAATTATGACTGGCGCAAACCCTCAAAGCGTAATGCTTGAGCAAACAAGAGGTTTGAAAGCTAAGTGGGAAAAAACAGGATTGTTAGAGAACGCAGGTTCTGAAACAACAAAGCATGGTATAGCAGTAATGTTAGAAAACCAAGCAAAACAATTATTAGACGAAGCTACAAGAACAGGTACATCTGCAGGTTCTGAAGAGTGGGCTGGTGTGGCATTACCATTGGTAAGAAGAGTTTTCGGAAGCATCGCTTCTAAAGAATTCGTTTCTGTACAACCAATGAACTTACCTTCAGGTCTTATCTTCTACATGGACTTCAAATATGGTACTGCAACAGCAGGTAACCCAGATTTCTCTGGTTCATCTTTGTTCGGTAATGGTGGTACTTTCGGTAAAGATTCTTTATCTCCAGCAGGTAACAAATTGGGTTCTACTCAAGCTGCTGAAGGTGGTTTATATGGTGCAGGACGTTTTGGTTATACAATCAACAACGCAACTGCAGCAATTACTTCAACTTTTGGTTCTGCATCTTTAGCAGATATCGATTATGATTTAACTTCAGGTTCAGTTTCTGCATCTTATGCAGGTAACACTTTGAAGAAAGTTATAGTTCCATTACCAGCTGATGCTGATTGGAATGGTGTAAGAGCTTTCGAACCAACTTTATTGACTGGTTCAGCTGTAGTTTTTTATCCTCAATACACAACTAAGAATGGTTCTAATGTTGAATTCGTTGTGAAAGCAACTGGTTTAACAAACTTAGCTGACTTAGGTGTATCTTTAACATATCACAAACAACCAACTGATATCTCAAGAGGTGACTTCGAAGATAGAGGTACTGATTTAGCAATCCCAGAAATCGAATTAGAATTGAAATCTGAGCCTATCGTTGCTAAGACAAGAAAATTAAAAGCAATTTGGACTCCTGAATTAGCTCAAGACTTAAACGCTTACCATAGTGTAGACGCTGAAGCTGAGTTAACTCAAATGTTGTCTGAGTACATCTCTTTAGAAATCGACTTAGAAATCTTAGAAATGTTACAACAAAACGCTTTCACAACTGAATACTGGTCAGCAAGAGTAGGATATGAGTGGAATGGTACTAATGGATTTGCAGTTGATTCTTCAGTTGCTGCATTAGCTTATCAAAAATCTACTTGGTTCCAAACTTTAGGTATTAAATTACAAAAAGTTTCTAACAAGATTCATCAATTGACTATGAGAGGTGGTGCAAACTTTATCGTTGTATCTCCAAATGTAGCTACTATCTTAGAATCAATGAACGGATTTTCTGCTAACCCAGCAAAAGACGCATTGACTTTCTCTGCAGGTGTAACTAACATTGGTTCTATCTCTAACAGATATGATGTTTACAAAAACCCTTATATGACTGAGAATGTTATCTTAATGGGCTTCAAAGGTTCTAACTTCTTCGAAACAGGAGCAGTTTACGCACCTTATGTTCCATTGATTATGACTCCTTTAGTGTACGACCCAACTAACTTCACTCCAAGAAGAGGAGTTATGACTCGTTACGCTAAGAAAATCGTAAGACCTGAATTCTACGGTAAAGTAGTAATCGAAGGTTTAGAAACTCTTTAATCTTTGAATAGATTAGATAAGTAATAAACTTACAATAAAGAAAAGGGGAGAGTAGAAATACTTTCCCCTTTTTTATTTATATAATTCATATTTATAGTAGTAAAACTATAAATTTTAAGTAATGTCTGTAAACACATATTGGACGGGTTCATCTGTATCAGAATTTTCATCATCAGTAGTATTGTCAACTGCAACTCCATTTGGATTGTATGATAGTGATACTGATTTTAGATTAGATGCCCCAAAAACAGCAACTTGGGTAGCTAGAAGGTTGGGTTACCCTATTGTTAATATTGAATTAGATAATCAACAAATTTGGGCATGTTTTGAAGAATCTGTTTCGGAATATTCAGCACAAGTCAATCAATTCAATCTTAGAAACAATTTAGATATTCTTAGAGGACAACCTAAAGGTAAAGTTGAAAACTATTCACAAACACTTGTAGATGGTTCATTTTTACCAACTGCAGTTCGTATGTCTCAACAATATGGAACTTTGGCAGGAGTGGGTGGTAATACTGCAATTAAAAAAGCATATGTAAATTTAACAGCATCGGTTCAAATATACGATTTAATAAATAATGCATACGATGCAACAACTGGAAATAGTATTTCATCATCATTATCAGGTTCATCATCAACAATAGATGTAACTAGAGTATATCATGAAGCAATTCCTGCAATTACAAGATTCTTTGACCCGTATTCAGTAGGTGCACAAGGTACACTAAACTTAATTAGTGAATTGGGATTTGGTAACTACTCACCTGCAGCACAATTCTTAATGATGCCTTTATATGAAGATGTTTTAAGAATGCAACAAATTGAATTCAATGACCATATTAGAAAATCAACGTTTTCATTTAATATAGTAGATAATAAATTAGAAATATTTCCAGTTCCAACAGTTACCGGAAAAACTAAAGTTTATTTTGAATATATGAGTAGAGACGAATTTGAACATGATTCACAAACTATTCAAACAGATTCACTTTCTGACTATTCCGATATTCCATATGATTTTATTCAGTATAGAAATATAAATGACGTTGGTAAACAATGGATTAGAAAATATACTCTTGCACTTGCAAAAGAATTATTAGGAGCAATTAGAGAAAAGTATAGTTCAGTTCCTGTTCCAGATGGTGAATTGCAATTAGATGGTGCAGCTTTAAGAGCAGAAGCTCAAGTTGAGAAAGATATGTTGGTTGAACAACTTAGAGAAAATTTAAATGAAATGAGTAGAAAAAATGTGATGGAAAATAAAGCACACGAATCAACTCACCATCAAGAAATGTTAAGAAAAGTTCCTTTAAAATTATATGTAGGATAATATGCCAAAATTTGCAGTCGGTAGAGATATCGAATTATTTAAGAGTTTTGCCAGAGAAGTGGTAGACGATGTAGTAGAAAACATTGCAGTTTTGTTTAAAGTAAATTTAAATGAAACTAAAATAAACCTATATGGTGAATCTACAAATAAGACATGGTATCCTGGTGTTGAATTAAATGTATTAATCAATAAGTCTACACAAATTGCAGGATATGAAGGGTTTGGTGCAGATACATCACAAAACGTAGAATTTAGATTTGACAGATGGATGTTAGAAGAAAAAAATACATACCCAGAAATTGGTGATGTTATTTTCTTTGACCAATCTTATTATGAAATTGGTAATACAACCGAAGTACAATTCGTAGGTGGATTGCCATCTAATAATTTTAGTGTTGTTTGTGAAACGTTTATGGTAAGAAAATCATCTTTGAATATAGAAGAAAGAATAAAATAATATGTCTACAAACCCACTTAGAGAAAATCTAAATAGAGCAAAGCAAATTAAATCCGAAACAGGAGATATAAAACAAAGTATCACCCTTTTTGATATCGATTATGCTATGATGTCTTATTTAGAGGATACGGTTTTACCAACATTGGATGATAATGGTAAAGCATTAAAAATTCCTGTTATATATGGTAATTCAGAAAGATGGAATGGTTCACGTAGACAGGGAGTTTATAGAGACCAAAAAGGTAAATTACAATTACCTTTAATGATGATTAGACGAAATACAGTTTCTAAAGATGAAACAATGCCTTTTTTAAGAAGAGGTGTTTATTATCAAACAATTTCAAAATATTCAAAAGATAATCGTTATGACCATTTTAGTGTTTTAGGTGGTGCAGTAAAACCAAAGAGAGAATTATATAATATTTTAATGCCAGAGTTTGTAGAAATTACTTATGAATGTATGGCTTGGACTACATATACCGAACAATTAAATCAAGTAATTGAAGCATTAAATTTCACAGGACAATATTGGGGTGATAAAGATAAATTTAAATTTAGAACACAAGTTACTGATTATAATGTTATAAACGAAGTTGGTGACGGAACCGAAAGAATTAATAGAGTTGAATTTAATTTAATTACAAAAGCTTATTTACTTCCAGAAAAATTTGATGGTGAATCTCCTATTAAAAAATCCTTATCTGTAAAAAGAGTCGTAATGTCTACCGAAGTGGATGTAACTGGAAATGGTAGATTAGAAGGATTACTTACAACACCATCGGCATATTACGATAACAAAGACTTAATTGACTTTTTGTCTTTAAATAATAGTAAAGTACAAAACCCAGTTTCAAATAATACTATCACCTTTACAGGAATAAAATTAATACAAGCACCTGCCCAATTAGCATCAGTAGTTACTGCCGGATTAACTTATGATGGAAACTCATACGATATTAAGTTATATATAAATGGTGTTAGATATTATCAAACAACGCATTTTACAGCAGTAGTTTCTAGTAATTCACTAGTTATTACTTTCCTATCTGCAAATTTAGGATTTAGTGTAACCAGTACCGATGAAATTACTATTACAGGTAAATTTATTGATATTGTATAATGAAAAGAAGTTTATTAGATATCACACAAAAAATCAGTAGAAATCCTGGTAAAACAAATCTAACTCCAAAAGATTTAACAAATTCCACTTATTGGATTTTTGAAGCTACTGGTTGGAGATTTGTAGATATATTAAGAGAAATTGAATATAGAACTACACAAGATAGATTACAAGTTTATATTAACACACAGGCAATAAGTGCAAGAGATTATATAGTTGAAGAAGGTGGAAGTGGTTTATTGATTAAATTTATAAAATCTAATTTTGAATTTAATTTGGATGATGATGATTATATTGAAGTAAAAGGAGATATAGAACAATATGCTTAAACAATTTAATTCAAATAGTAGAAAACTTAATAGAGTTGTTCCAAAGGTTAATATTAATAATCTTACTAATAATGATTTGACCGGAAGTTTACAAAATATTGAAATTCCAACCAATACTAAATTTCAATCTAAAACTCGTTCTAATCCAAATCCAATTAAATTAGTAAATAACAAAACAAAAATATCGGATTTTTATCAAGAGATATTAGAAAATAGTGCAAGATATAATCAAAGAGTAATTGATGAATTTGACAATAATGCAAATACATTAACAATATACAATGTTACATTAGATTATGGAACGGAAGGAGCATCACCTAATAATTTTGAAATATTGGTATTTGGTTTACATATTCCGGGAGATTATAGTGTAAAAGAAGTTGGTAACAATGTGGTCATTACATTAAATGATGAATACATTGATTTTGATAATGTAACATTAAATGATATTTATGTTATAGGTAAGTTAAAAGATATACCAATAGGAACAGAATTAGACATAGTTTTATCAACTGAAAATGACGAAGAAATAATATTATAAAAAATGGCACTAAGACAAACTAAAAAAATATCAGAGCTACCTGCATTAAGTCCGGCATCATTAGATACGACTTTTGTAGTTGGTATATCAGGTAGCACAACATATAAAATTTCTATAAACAATTTAACATCTTCATTAGATACTACATTTGCAACCGATTTAGTAACTTCTGCATTAAGTAATACATTAGATACAAAATTATCTACATCATCTTTCAATTCTTATACTGCAAGTATTTCAACTGGAAGTTTAGTAACATCTATTTCAAATTTAAATATTTTTACTGCAAGTGTAACTACGGCATCAATTGTAACTTCTATTAGTAATTTGAATACTTTTACTGCATCAGTTTCAACTGCAAGTTTGGTAACATCTATTTCAAATTTAAATACATTTACGGCATCACAATCTACATCATCATTAGTGGATAGATTAAACACAATTGAGAGTGTAAGTGGTAGTTGGATTACCGAAAGTGAAACGGGTTCATTTTTGACAAGTTTAAATGGAGCAATAAGTTCTTCAACACAAATATCAGATTTAGGATTTGTAACAGGTTCATACACTACTATAAATTCATTCAATAGTTTAACACAATCTTTCAATTCAATATCACAATCATTTAATGTTATTAGTGGTAGTGTTGGAACAATTGATTTTAGTACATTGGCAACAACTGCTTCAAATACTTTTATAGGAAATCAAACAATTAGTGGTTCGACATCTATAAGTGGCGGATTGACTATTACAAATAACGGATACTCTTGGAGTTTCGAATCGAATGGTAGAACTAAAATACCAAACATTACCTTTAATTCAGACAGAGGAACTGGTATGGTTGGTATTAAACCTGTGGCGGGTAGAGAATTTCAAATCGAAACATCAACTGCGGAAAGTAGTGCAGGTCCTTGGGTTTTTGGATTAGATGGTACTTTAAGTGCACCTAATGGAGCTAATATATTAAGAGTTGGTAATTTAGTAACAACGGCATCTTTCAATTCATATACGGCATCACAATCTACATCATCATTAGTGGATAGATTAAACACAATTGAAAGTGTAAGTGGTAGTTGGATTACTGAAAGTGAAACAGGTTCATTTTTGACATCATTAAGTGGAGCAATAAGTTCTTCATCTCAATTAACATCATCATACGATACAAGATATACATTGAGTGGTAGTGTTAGTGCAGTCCCATCCGGTACAATTAGTGGTTCATCTCAATTAACTTCTTCATACGATGCAAGATATACTTTAAGTAGTTCATTTTCTTCAATATCATCATCATTTAATAGTAGATTTAATGGATTGGTAACTACTGGTTCAAACACATTTAGTGGGTCACAAATATTTAGTGGTTCAATGGTTGTTACATCAGGACAAATAATTGCATCTGCAATTACAAACAATAGTTCATCACTATTCTTACAAAGTGGTAGTAATTTATATGTTCAAAATAATGGATTAGTAGAAATTACAGGTTCATTAAACGCAACATCTATAACGGGTTCAATAGCAGCAACCAATGGTGTAATAAGTGGTTCAACTCAATTGACAAGTTCGTATGATGGTAGATATATACAAACGGGTTCATTTAACTCATACACTTCTTCATTCAGTTCTTCATTAGCATCTTCTATAACATCAGTTAGTGGAACATTTGATAATATAATTGTAAACGGACAACCAACAACTTATGGTGTGGCTAATCTCACAACAGGTGTGGTTGCAATTCAAGCAACCGCAACGGGAACGATGAATGCAACAGTTGGTAAGGTAACTTTGTCAAACAGTTATAGTCAAGTGGTTGGAGCCTCAAGTCCAGGAACTACCATCTTTACCCTACCAACTCTACAACCAGGTACTTACTTGATTACTGCACAGGCAAAAGTTAATGGTGGTTATAGTGCAATGGGTATATTTACAGGTGGTTCACAGGTTGCAAACACCAGTGTTTTTAATTGGTATCAAGTCAGTGGTACAGTAAATAATGGACTTCAAGGAACTTGGGTATTAACAGTAACTACACCAACAGTTTATACCATCAATGCTTGGGGTGGAGGAACCGTTTCAGCTGGAAGTGATGGTACAGCAGTAGCAAACTATATCCAAATCAACCCAACATTTGCACTAACCGCATTAGACACAATGCAAATTAGTGGTAGTTTGACTACAACCGGTTCAATAACTTCATTGGGTGGTATAACGGGTTCAATAGCAGCAACCAATGGTGTAATAAGTGGTTCATCTCAATTGACATCTTCGTTTGATACAAGATATTTGAATACGGGTGGAGATGGTGTAATAAGTGGTTCTGCACAATTACCATCAGGTTTAATTAGTGGTTCAACTCAATTGACAACTGCATTCCCATCAAAAACAACGGGAGCTTGGTCAGTACCGGCAGGAGCATCTACACAAAGTTTTACAGTTGAACAAGGTGCTTCATATACAATGTGGGTAAATGGTAATATTCCAAATGGTATTATAACTTGGAACGCAACTGTAACAACAGCAA